TTCCTAAGAATCCCTTGCCTCTGTAGGCGGCAGATACAGAACCCGGTACAGCAAGTACTCCTGCTCCAATACCTTCCTGTAGACCAGCCTTACCTACTTGCTCAATAAATTGTATCACAGAGTCAGGAGTATCAAACATCTCCTTCTCCTTAGCCATGTTGTAAATTTCTTTGGCAGTGATATCAGCAACTTCTTGTAATGCGCCTGTTTCAACTTCTGCTAAAACACCAGCCCCTAAAGTTAAAGCTCCTCTGCCTATAGCGCTATCAATCTCATTCTTAATTACTTCTCCAAATGTCTTGTAACTAGCACCTGTCCCAACCTTTCCTAATGCCTTAAGCACTAATCCATTCAAGAAACCTTTTTGCTTTAATAAGTTACTTAGACCAACACTTTCAAGTATACCTACAGCTACTGCAATTGGAGCCTTAACTAGTAACTTCTCATTCTCTGACACATCTGCAAATGCAGGATCATTAGCCATCTCATCATCCAGTCCTGCCAATACCTGAGAACTAATCAATACTGTACGTGCGATTGGTCCACCAGCCATAGCCGGTATAGATGTCAATGCACCAAGCAATGCGCCTCCAACAAATGTCTCTTCAATTGACCTGTAATACTCAGGAGAAACCCCTGATGATTCCATAGCCATCTTAGAAGTCTTATCTATAGATCCTATTATATCACCCTTTACAGTCTTCTTTGCTACATCTCGTACCCTATTCTCTATATTAGCAATAGTTTCAGGGCTTAGTCTACTAGTGATTGATATGAAGTCTTCTCCTTCAGCAATATCTACACCCTCTTTCTTAGCCTGCTCTATGAAGTTTTTCTCGTAATCATCCTGACTCATTATAGCCTGAGTTGGTATTACCTCTCCCAAGAAATCAATAGCTACCCCGGTAAAACCTTTAGCCATTTGATAGATTGACTTATTAGCAACGGCATTTAAGGCAGCACCATACCATGTACCTTGCTGAGCTTTCATCTCAGTGTACTTGCCTATGGACCTGTTTAATTGCTGACCTCTCTTTGATAAATCCTGAGCATCCTTTATAAAGGATTGGAATTCACCACTGAACTGGTCTGCTCTTGATATGAAGTCATCTACTCTAGCAATGTACTCCGGAGTGTTTCTTTGCTGTACAGGAACACTTTCTAGTTGTGCTTTCTCTGCCTCTAGTTTATTCTGAGTCTTAACGAACTCAGCGTTTCTTGCTAAGATTTTTGTCTCCTCTGCATTGATGCTTGCCAGAGACTCATCAAGTTCCTTCTGAGATACAATCTTTTTATTAGCGTCTGTGTACTGCTTCTGTAAAGTGGATAAGTTCTTTACAGAGGTGGTGCCCTTTCTTAAAAATGCATTTAGTTTATTGGCTTCTACTTCTCTTTCAGCAGGGTCAATTATATCCAAAGATATTTCAATAGACTCTCCGGATGGAGATGTGGCTTTCATAAAATCACCAACACCAGTTTCTTCAAACTTAAATCCTAGTGGACCGAACTGATACTTAAGTTGTGGTACAACATTCTCTTCAGTCTTACCTATAAGTTCTGGTTTAACAGCAGATAACTGCTCCTCTACAAACTTAGGAAGCGGAGCTGTTTTCTGTTCAGGCAATCCCTTCCCTGGTTGAAATTGGAACTCAGTACGTGCAGGTAGTTTCTGCTCAGGTAACTTTACCTCAGGTTGCTTTTGTGCAAATGCAGGAGTCTCCTGTACAACCTGACCAGTACGTGGGTCAAACTTTGTAAGCTCCGAACCACCATCCACAAATGGTGATACCGTATCTTTTTTTTTTACTGGCTTCGATGCCACTGGCCTTTCAGCCATAGGGCTGATCAGTTGGTTGAAATCATTTACGCTGCCAGAGTATCCATCATTCTTAAAAAGATTATATGAATAATCAAGAGCTTCTTTATCTGAACTTATAAGTTGTTTGTATTGATCAAGTGTTCCGGTATACCCATCTTTCTTGAATAGTTCATACGAATAATTTAAAGCCTGTTCGTTCATTTTTAAGGATTAAATCGTGAAGCCCCTCCTGTCTGTTGTCCTGTCATCAAAGATACACCAATAATTGTTGGGTCCTTAGAGATTGAATAATTTGTTACTCGATTAATTAAGTCATCTAGATATCTTTCTCTTTGCTTAAAAAAATCAGTTCCTTTATTTTCTGCATTTGTTTTTGATAAGTCATAAGAACCAATCAGAACATCATCATTATCAGTAACTGTTACCACATCATCTGCTGAAGATACTTTAAACTTACCTATTAATGCTGGGTCAGAACTCAAAAGATTTTGAATGTTTTCAACTGTTACGTCTCCAGTGCCAGTGAATATATAGTTATCTCTTTTCGGTTTAACTTGTTTTAATTTGGTCTTAAACTGATTAACACTTTCTGCATAGTTACCTCCACTAGAAGTTTGCTCATCTTCACGTCTTCCTACATTTGGCTGTGGCTTATTGAATGGGTCTTCCTTAAGTTTTATATCAAGTCTCTGCTCAATCTTACGTCTCATCTCAGCTCTAGCAGATTGAATTTGCTCGTCTGTAAAATTTGGCATATAAAAGTTTGTCTTAGGATCAAATTGTAAATCAATTACATTCCCTTCTTTACCAGATATGCTTGACACATATGGCTTATTAGCTTTGTCCTTAACAAGGTCATTAGTAAGTATTGATGTAATATTAAACGGATTAGAGAATAATGAATTAATCTCTGACTCAAGAGCATCTTCGTATCCAGGTCTCTTCCTTACATCCTCTATTGTTACAACCTTACCCTGTAATCTATTTAATTCTTGGATAGTAGATTCAGTGAATCCACCAAAGCTTTTGCTTACAGCATCAGCCGCACCATTAGAGTCAAAGTAATTTACCTTGGTATTCTGTATCTTTTTTAGAAAACTTGCTGTAGCAATTGTCTTACCAACCTTCATTACCCCCTGATTATTAGGATCAGGTTCCATGATACCAATATTCACACTAAAGTTTCTTGGGTCAATAATAGCCATTGACTTAGAAAAATCAGCAAATTGCTCAGTGTATGCCATTAAATCCATCTCAAGTTGTTGAGACCTATTCTTTGGATCAGTGCTAATTAACCTATCTGCCTTCTCTTTATATGTATTTTGAAAGTTCTTAATGACACCAAATAATTCATCGGTGCCATCGTTTAAATTCTGTCTCATGACAGTGTAATCCTTTAACTTCAATATACCCTGCTTAAGCAATCTATCCTGCAATAGGATTGCCTCTCTTGCACTATCTGCATAGTTCAGTGTCCATGTATTCAATCCCTCATGAGACCCAACAGGTGCCTCTGCTATCTTCTTTAGATTATCTCTAGTTGCTTGGTCTATAGCAGCCTTTTTCTGATCACGGATTGCAACCTCCGTTTGGATCATATCGGTAATCCCTTTACCAATCTCTGCCCAGTTTACAAAGCTGTCAGCTTGCCTCTCAGCGAATTTGTAGTAACTAGCCATATATTAAAATCCTAGTGGTGATGTAAAACCTAATGATGGTGTTTGAAGTCTAAAATTCCTTAAATCATTTAGGGTGGTTTTAGGAGCTGTAGATGGAGCTCTCTCCATATCAAACCCTGCTTCTCTTATTTTTCTTACTAATTCAGGATTATCTGCTAAATAAGCTAGCATTTCATATTCACTCATGCCTTGTATCTTAGATAAGTCATCACCATAACCAGGCAGCTTCAATAAAGAATCTTTCAGTGTAAGTGGCTTTCCTTGTGAGTCTTGGAACATAGTTCCTAATTTATTATTCTTAGCCGCTTTCTGATATTCTTTATTTAACTTATCAAGTTCTCTCTTTCCCTCACCTTCTTTGTATAACTCAGTACCTTTTAGATATTGTTGTCCTGCACTTGCTAGTGATGAGAACGCTCCAGTTAGAGCAGCATCACTCTGAGCACCAAACTGAGCTGCCGCAGCCTGTGCACCTTCTGCCTGAGCCAACTCAAGGTTTGCTCTCTGAGCTGCTAACCTGGCTTCTTCCTGTGCAGTAAGTCCCTCAAGTTTCATAAGGTCTTCGCCCATAGCACCTGCTATTTGTCTTTGACCTTGCTGAACACCTAATTGAACACGACCTGCCGCAGCACCTACGCCACGCCCCTCACCTTCAATAGCCTCTTGAACAATCTGTTGTGCTGATGATAACACACCCTCACGTTCTAACTCATAGGCTTCTGTTGGAAGACTAAGTCCTGCAAACTTATTTGCAGTTAACTCATTCATAGCTCTCTTGAATGCGAGTTCTGAATCTCTTTTAGCTTCATTAGCAAAGCCAGCCGCATTGGCTGCTTGCTTAGCAGATGCTCCTGCACTTGCTAGTGATGTTGCTACTGCTGCTGCTGTTGCGAATCCCATATTAAAATATTTTTATCATTTCACCTGTATATGAATCTCCTTTTACATACCCAAAATTCTCATAGGTATTTATTAGATTCCTGTCTTTTATTAAAGCATAAACATATTTATACCCCTTACTTTTACAAATATTTGTGAGCGTATAAATCAAAAGATCCAAGCACTCTTTTCTAGTTGGCTTCTTCCTGTAGGTCCTACTAGATATTATCCAATCTACACACGCAAGACTTGAGTTTGTGGTATACATAAATCCAGCACATACTGGCTCATCACCATCAAAAACAATTAAACCACCCTGCCCATCTTCAGGCAAGAAGTCCCTGCTAGGAGCAGCCCATCCCCAATCCTTCCACCATCCCAATAGGATGTCATCGTAATCATTTGCATTTAGTTGCCTTACTAATATTCCCATAAATTTAAGGATAACTTTTCATTACTTCAGACTCAACTGCAAATAGCTCAACCTTAGTCGTACTATTGTTCTCCAATGTGAATACGCAATAGTGTCCTAGCACACCATGAGACTCCGCTACGGACCCCTTAATATACATAAAGAATGGGTTAGTTATACCAGGTACACTACCACCAGCGATTGATGCATTCACTACAATCCTATTATTGCCTGCTGGATAGTCAACCACAATACTTGTAATCTGCCCACATAACACAGGAGTACTGTAACTAGGAGGTAGGCTATAATACAAGTAATCGCCAACACTCACAATGCTACCAATCTCAGTTAGGTCAGGTGCTATAGGGAATGATACGTTCAATGCTGATGCAGAACCAGTCACGTTCTGACTTAGTCCAATGCCATTCACTGATCTAAGCGCATACTCTGATGGCTGCGCTGGAATCGTACCAGCGTTTCTGACGAACGCAAAGAATGATGCTTCCTTCTTCTCATACCAAGCGGATTGGATGAACCCTGAGGTCTGTATATCAGTCTCCATCAGTGTTGCCCAACCCTCATTACCCTCTAGATTTAAGGTCTTGAATATCTTATTCTCTAGTGGCAAGTCATTAAATACACTCTGTATTCTAGACGTGTACTGAGTGCCATAGAAGTTGTTCCTGGTCTCATTCACATTGTGACGATACAAGTTACCTCCCTTAAATGTATAGAAGTAGTTGTTCATCCCGACCATGTAGTCAGGAATGAAAGAGTAGAATGAAGGCCACCCCTTTGCTGATTCGCTATATGATAGTGTATAGTTTGACATAGTTTAACAAGTTCCTCCAAAAGTTGAAATTACTCCAACTCCATCGATTAATAATGTCTGTCCTGAAGCAGGAGCAGCTACAGTTTTATAGTGCGTATTGTTACCATTTAATGGTGTAGTAAGCCCTACGTTTGTGTATAGAACCTTACCTGCAAGAAACACATCGTATAGTGATGGTTCTGTTCCAGTAATGTACACTGTTAAAGGTGTACCAGTCCCTGCACAAGCAGCAGATGAACTACCCCATCCGTAAGTATTAGGATTTGTAGCCACATCAAAGTATACCGTGAATGTATTAGATGTACAATTACCAAATGCAATAATTACACCATTGGCATCTACTTGAAACCAATTGTTTGCTCCAGCAGCGGTAGTCTTATAGTATCCTGCTGCTAGTTTAGATTGACCATTAGCATCACTAAATACTAAGTCATATAACCCAAGTACCCCCGCCCCTCCGTTGACATAAGCCACGTAATAAGTTTGATCAATAGTGTCAGCACATGCTGTAGCACTTCCTACATTTACTGTGCTAGAAGCGAATGATGGCAATGCGGCTGGACATGATACTGAAATGCTAAATACAGCACCAGTACATGGCCCAACAAATGTAAGGTTTAGAATAGATGGAGATGCTGCTGTCTTAGGTATAACCATAACGCAATTGCCTGGAGCAGAAGCAGTAAGTTGCATCTGACCTGAAGCTACAGATACGGTTTCTACAGTTCCTAATGGAGCAAATGTTGTTCCATTATATTGGAATTCATTAAGTGTATAAGGAGAGCCTGCAACTATGCCACTGCTACAAGGATCAGATGATGACCCAAGATAAGTAGGCAACCCTGCTGTACCTTTACGCCATCCAAATGATGGGGATGACAATCCATTATAAACAATACTATTATAAACAACTTTAATTCCCTCAGGTACAGATGTAGGATTAAACCTAATAATCACCGCTCCAGTAGGGCTACCAAGATTTGTATTTAAATAATAAACACCCTGTGTACCATTGGCATTTATTGTGCCTCCACATGGAACTGAACAAGAAGGGCAAGTTTGCTGAGGAAGTAGTACTCCAGATACTTGCTCCCTAACAATAGCTCCATCAGAGTAGAACCCATTTGGAGCAACTGTAGTTAGCGCAGCATTTGAGTATACCACGGTAGCACTGCTAAGTGATGGGGCATCTAAATAATATGTTGATGATGTTGCCATATTAACTTGGTTCTTCGCAGCCGCAGCATGCGTCTTGAGTAGTTGTATTAGAGTAGCAAAGAGTTAACGGTAATGAATTTCTGTAATCCCAAATTAGATAAAGGTAGTTTCCACTGCTAGGTACAGTAAACGAACCTGAGAACAATCCTGCACTACCTGTTATTGGACTAACAACCGTAGATGCTGCTAGTAAATTTGAAATACCTACAGAAGTATTTGGATATAACGTATTGCTACGCAAATATCTAAACTTATCCTGACCTAGTACAAAATTAAATGTATCAAAATTTATCTTGTTAGATCTAATCTGTAATGTCGATCCGTTAGTAGGAATACCTGCTGTTCCCTGAACACCAAATATTGCAGAATATTGAGATACTACAGGACTTGAATCATCTGTAGCAAACGTAACAAGAGTTGACTGCAATGGAGACACAAAAGTTCCAGCAGTATATCTGTACTCATTGTGGATAAACTTGCCTGCATCAACAACACTAGTCAATGTTACATTCACTATAGTAAGTGTCTGTTCTACAGGACAATTAGGTGTTACAGTAATCTCAAGAGGACCTGCTGCTGTTATTGTAACAGTGGCTTCATTGACATTATTCTTACTCTTATTAAACTGCAATGAGCCTGACACATTCACAAGACCAGAGGTCTGAGTTGAACCATCGTAAGTTACCGATATAGTAAAGTTAGATGTTGACCCAGCAGGGACAGTGTATGGTATAGTAACTGTACCAACAGGCTGACCTAAGTCAACGCAATATGTTTGTGTGTTTCCAGTTGGAATAGTAAATGTCTGAGCTATGCCACAAGAAAGACAATCTAGTGGTCTAGGTAACTCAATAGAGTTTGTACTCAAAACGTATTCATTTAGATACGGATCAAATCCACCTAACTTCTGAGTGTTAAATGACTGAATGAACTCATCTCTAAACCAAGTACGCATACCCATCTCAGAGATTACAGCAAGGTCATTACCTCTCAACTGAAGCACTGCACCACGCTTTACATCTGTAAAGAATCTATCGTATCCCCACTGCACATAACTCTCTGGGTGGAAACTAATACCAAACTCTTCTGTTCTAGCAATCTGAGTACCAAGAATTTCAGGCACTGATGAGATAGCCCCACCACCTGCTGAGTCAGATATCAAGTTCTTACTAGCAAGCACATAAGATATCTTATCTTCCTGTAGCACAAGCACATCTGTCTCACGTCCATCTAAGATATAGATAGGACCAAATGCCACCTCAAGGTACTTGAAGTTAAGTAGGCCAAGGTTAAACTCATTTAACTTATTAACATTGGACTCAAAGTTGTAGACACCACTATAGGTCATGTCTGCAAATCTTCTAATCCTTCTATAGTCCTGAGCAGCTACAGCAGTTACTCTGTTGCCAAAAGTAAGTGTCCTTCCAATAATTGAATCAAGAATCTTATAACTCTCCGCTCCGTTACCAAATGCATAGCAGTTAAAGAAATTAGTATCAATGATTGCAGGAAGCAAAGATGTCTGAGTCTGAACATTACCTACGTGAAATCCATTTACAATTGGAAGTGATAGTTCATTCTCAAAGAATATATCAGGCAAAGCCTCAGATGGCTCAGTCTCAAATATAATAATGCTGTCAGCTCTAAATACTTCAAACGTAGCAATAATAGTAGACCTTCTCTTCTCCCTTGCTAAAGTTCCAGTACAACGAACGGTACCAGACATAACAAGTGACAACTCATTAGTAACTGTATTTCTTGCAAATCGATACTTATTAGTGCATGTTTCAGGATTAGTAATAGCGGCTGTTGCTGAGCCTGTACTATAGTTATACGTACCAGTTATATATTCATTATCAATCTCACATCCATCTCCACCTACATCTTGAATACCTTCATTTAGAACTACTTGAACATTGTCTCCTTCAAACCAAGTAAACATATTGTCATAGTCCGCTGATGCGGTCATGGTCTTCTCTAGGGTATAGATTCTTGTCTCACAATCACCATTACCTTTGCCAACACCAAGTCTTTGGAACTTAAGGTTTATCTTTATTCTACTACCAGCAGGTACAGTATAGTCCTCATATACCCAAGTTGGATTTGAAGGATTATATCCAGCAACTCTCTTAGAGTTCATTGGATAACTTAATCTTGGGTAGTCCCCACCATTATTCTCATCTACTTGAATAGTGCCTGGAGCAATGATATCGTCCTGACTATTTACTACAGAGAAGTTATTTGGAAGAATCTTTATGTATACACCAGCAGGTACAGGGATGTTTACGTTAGGATCTAAATCACTTGGTATCTCAATGAACCCTTCTACCTGAGATTCTTTCTCAAGCACAGTAGTATACACGCAATTTTGTGTAGGGCCATTAGTATCCGCCTTCACAATTAGTCTATCCCCCTGCTGAACCTTCCTAGCATTCTCACCCTCAAGTAAGAAGAACACATTATTAGTCAGCGGATCATTGAAGAATATGCTGCTGTATATCGTGTCGTAGTTCTCCTCATCAGGCTTGATAACAAACTTATATCGTGTTGCCCAATAAGGTGCTCTCTGACTTATTGGTATAGTAACCTGAATAGAGTTCTTAGTATCCGATGCTGAGCATGGTACGTGAACCGTATTGTTTAAACTAACCAAAGCAGTTGTTGACCTGTTAAAGTCATCCATGTACACAATTCCAATCTCATATCCTCTGTTACTATGCAAACTCTGTGGAGAGTTTATCTTCTGATAGAAAGCATTTACAGCATTATATTGATAGTACTCATACACACTAAATGTAGGTGTAGTAGTATTATTTACATAACGCATCGTAAGCAACTGAAGACCAATTGATTGACTTGCTGGTGATGTTATGATTCCAATACCCTGACCAGCAGCACTGATACCACTCTGGTATTTAATCAAGGCATCTAAGTTCTGTAGCAATGAGCAGTTAAACTGATCTGAAAATGTAGTGCCATTACAAGAGTTTACTACAGCCAATGGCGTTTGCCCTATAGCATCCTGAAACTCAACGCTAGTTGCCAACTCATACACCGAAGCATACGACCTTGGTAATACGAATGAAAAGTTAAGAGATGTACTATTTGTTGTCTCAGAAGGGAACGGAGTATCTCCAGCAAACCCTTCATGCTCAAATGAAATATCGGCTGTAATAGAGGCCCCTGCAACGAGTTCAAATGGTGAAAGGTCTAAGTATACCACCGAACCTGGAATCGTTTGAGGAGAGCCAAAATTATAGGTCCCTGAGCCAAGTGTATCTACTACATCAGTAACACCAATCTCCTCAGATATCAACTCAGTAGAATACTCTAGGTCAATAGGATTGCCACTGATGTCTACCATGTCGTACCCCTCAACATAGTTGCCATACATGAGTCTATTGCCCATGATGGTCTGTGCCTTAGCGAGCAATGGTACGTTGTCGTACAATCTAAGTAACTCACTTTCAGGGAGTACAGTAAATATCTTACTGTTTGTAAATGTAAATGTATAGTTTGTATTGTCTGATAGACCAAGGTCAGCCTTGTTAAGCTTCTCAATGACCTTAATCACATTGCTAGTGGTGTCCTTAAACAATAAGTCAATGCCAACAACAAGCGGCCCACCTGTATTGTAAGTTATGATAGCAGTATTAAACTGGTTCTGCATCCCCTCATTGAGGTAACTATTAATGCTAAAGTCAAATGGCTGAGGCTGAAACGCAGGAGCAGACCACTGAGATGTAGCCGAGTACTCTCCGCCCTCATAAAGATATCGATATGCAAAGCAAATGAATCTGTTCTCCAAGAAGTTCTCCTCATTCCCAGTATTTATCAACTGAATACTAGGAGACTCTACTGGTGGTTTCTTGATAACAAGAATAGACTCAGCACTAAACTGATCTATATTTCCCACAGGATCAGGATAGTTCTTAAGTCTGTTTATGAACCTTGGAGGATTGTAATCATCGGTAAAGAATATCAAGTCATCAATAATGTTTACCCCTGTGATAAGATATCCTGGGTTAAAGTTTAGCGTGGTATTAACTCCTCCACCATTGTTGATGCTAATCAAGTGATATGTCAATATGTTGTTGTACACATTGAACGATACAATCATGTCAAGCTTTCCTGTAGCACCTACGGGGAAGTTTGAGTCATGAATAAACCAATAGATAGTTTCGTTTGTATTGTCAGTAATAGTGCCTATACATCTAGCAGATGCGCTAAGTGCTGTTCCGTTAATGTACTTTATTGTGGTTAACTTGGTGTTCCCTTTAGTGTTCTCAATAACACCAATCTCTGAGTTCTCAGTAGAACCCATGCGAACATTAAGAGCATCAATATACTCTCCATCAGGAACAAGTCGTTCATCAACGACTTTATTCATTCTACCAGCTATGAAATTCCTTGTAATATTCGCCATATTATTTCAACCACTTGTCCATGCCACGTAGGTTCATCAATAGTCTACCTGGATGAATGTTGCTTAATCTGATTTTAGAGTTTCTCAAAAGAGCAGTCTTCTCTTTTCTTGCACGGTTCACAATATATTCCTGAACTCCAAGTTTAGCATTTAGAATCTCATACGTAATGTACGCATAAATAAACTTTTCAAACAATTTATTTACGCTAATACTTAAATCGTCACCATTCTCCATGCCATCTGATATGTACTCCAACACCACTGATTGATTATACATGTCTGAGTTGAAGTTAATTACGCCACTCTTGGCATCAATATTAAATGTAGGGTTGAAGTTAGCAGTCTCATTATTAAGACCATATCTAGCACCAATGCCATATTCAAAATACCAGTTGCCATCTAGGTTCCAACCCTCCTGACCATCATACGCACTCTGAGGGTTCAAGTAAATACTCTTCTTAACACCCTCTAATCTCTGCAAGTCAATCTCAGAAAACTCAGGAGACAATGCATTGCCCTGATTATCAAATAGTATCTTACCGGTGTTGTCCTGCAAGTACGCCTTAGCAGAAAGCACCTGAATGTTCTCAGTCAATGGTCTTAGGTATCCATCCTTGTATAGATTTACTCTAACCCAGTTCACATAGTCTGATGGCAGAATATACTTAAGTGTATCATCCACAGTAAGTTCAAGAACTTTTATTTGCTTAAACGCATCATAGTTTAGTTCTTGTATTGCTCTCTTGGCATGAAACAAAATTTTATATCGCTCTTCATTATTTACTAATGAGTGATTGCCTGAATACATCAACAAGAAATTGTTGACAATGTCCTGTAGACTAACATACTGGTATGATCCCCAGTTTGCATCTATAGGAGCAACCCCATTATTTTCGTAGTATTTCTCTTGAGTGATGTATGCCATGATTATTGTGATTGTTTTTGTTCCTCAGCACCACCGAACTGAGCTGCCTGAATCTCACGAATAGACATGCCAGCGTACTGAAGAATCTTTGAAACTAATTTTATTTCATCCTCGATAGGCAACTCAAAGTCTTGGTATCCTAAACCAGGAGACTGGTTGAACACTGGCTCACCATTAGTTAGTGTAGTGAATGTCCACTTAGGGTCCTTAGGATATCTAAAGTAATTGGCATCCACCTCGTTAGGAAGATTAATCGTTGATGGGTATACTGTTAGTATGCTACCCTCCTGCGTATACGCTGGGAAGTTTTCAGTAGGAGCAGTCAAGTTAGAGTTTACTAGCATGGTAATCTTTCCATGAGTAACCTTCTCTGCCTCTGCTTTGAATACCCTAGTAGCACCTGAAGCATCGTAGCACAAAACCTTGTTGAGCATAAAGTAATCAAACCCAGTGGTAGTTACCGATGGTAGGTAGTATCTATTCGAAGCCGCAGTTACCTGAGTAAGCGTTGATGTAACTGCAAATAGTTCTATTGCTTCCTCTAAAGCCTTCTTCTGATCAGCGTAATCTGTTCCAGCGACACGGGCATTCTCCTTATTAACTAAGTCATTATACCCAGAAAAGTACTCTTCATAGATTTCTAGCTGTGCCTGCTTGGCAAACAGGTTGAAGTCAGAAGGTGAGATGTATCCGTAGTTATTCTTGTTCAGAATTGCCAATACGGTATTTCTAACTGAGTTGATCATTCTAGTCTTTTTACAAATATAAACAAAAAAAAAGAGGGTGTTATTACACCCCCATTTTTAACCATCAAACTATAAACTCTGTTACAAATCTAAATTATTTTCTAACATTTTCAAAGCATCGATGCCATCATCTGTCTTTAGGAATTGAGCCACGGCAAAGTATGGGTCATCACCATAGGATACAGTAAGCATTTTTTTCTTCACTGATGGGGTATTAAACCACACCTCCTTGTTATTGTTTCTGAATGCCAATAACTTGTTCTCAAAGAACACGTGAATATTTGCTTGAAGTTTTAGCATTGGGTCACGTAGGATATTCAAGAATCCTTTTGGATCTCTCTTTGCATAGATTAAGATATCACGCTTAAGTTCAGATGTTGTGAACTTATTAGGGTCCTTACTGAACAATACTCTAGCAATTGTCTCAAGCTGATCAACACTAAGTTGACGTGCTTCAATCAATGCATCTACCTCAGATGTAAGTTGCTCTACTTCCTTAGCCGCATCTCTCTCATAATCAACCTGGATGAATGCCAAGCCATTTAGTGGATGGTAGTGAAGGAACTGCTGTAGTACTGGGTTGTTTCTTGGAACTGATAGGAAGCCATTCTCAAAGATGATTGGCTCTACAATTGCATTGCCATCCTGCTCGTCCTCAAAGGGAGACTTCTGATTGATGGCATACCTTAGTGGTCTGTTAACATTATTTTCTTCATCAAAGTAAAGTAGAGGATATCTCCTAGTATTTCTTGATGGTAGAGTAAAAGATAAAGGAGCAGACTCTCCCTTAAGTTTGTAGACTTTGTCAGAACTTGTTGCTGATTTTTTCATTGGATATAATTTGATTAAAATTTAAAATAGAGGGAGTCAACCAAGACCCCCTCTGTTAATTAATATGGATACTTAGCTTTAATAACAACCTTCTTAGTATTTAAAGTAGGCTTGTTTTTAGTAGCTGCTGCTCCAACCATCATCTTAGCTGCCTTTAATTCAGCTGCTTTCTTCTTATCGATTGCCAATTTCTTAGCGGCCAATACTGAAGTAGCTTTAGCTTGTAAGCCTGCACCAGGCATTACTGTTTTCTTTGGACCAGGTCCCATTACTTTCTTTGCCATTGTATTGTTTGTTTAAAGATTAAAGGAGGAGCCAATCGGCCCCTCCATTATTTAGAATTAGGCTCCGTATCTGAACAACACGAAGTTGTTTGCACCTAGGGTACATACACAACGCTCAGACAAGAAGTTAACCTCCATTGCATCGAGATCGCTAGTCTGTGCACCACCAGCAGAACCAGTAATCCAAGTCTTGTATCTACGATCTTCAGTCTCAGAAGCTCTGTAACGAACGTGCAAGAATGGTCTCTTAGCGTTCTTACCAAGAATCTGATCGTACACAGTGGTAGAACCAGCAGGTACCAATAGACCAGTTACAGTACCAGTTGCAGTAGAACCAGTAGGCAAGCCACCACGCATGGTAGGATCGTTCAAGTACTTCCAGTCAGACTTGTAGAAGTCATAACCTCTACGGAAGCCAGTGAATCCAAGATTCAAGGCCATCTTCTCATCGTTGTCGAATAGACCATAAGAAGTACCTCCAGCACCGTAGCTGTTCTGAGCTGCCAACATATCATCGATGTCAAAGCTGAATGCTCTGTTAACGAAGATTACGTTCTCTTCAATAGATCCCTGCTTGTCAAGACGAGAGATGATGCTATCAAAGTCAGATAGAGTAGTTGGGTTACCACCACCCCATACGTTACCACGGTTGTTAACCACGTAGAAGATACCCTCAGAACCTTTGTTACCA